ACAAGTTGATTGACTACGCAAGGGTCGTACCCCAGCCCAGCAAACAGGCAAAAACTTAAAAAAAATCGCATCGCAGGAAAGCAAGCCCGCCCCCCAATCGTTCGCAAAGTAATTTGCCAAAGGGGGGGTGATGGTATTACATCCGCAAATGAACAGAAAACCACCAGAGCTCCATATTGTTGATGGCACAAAAAGTCGTACAGGGAATAACCGCACACAGCCAGAAGGAATTAAAAAAAGAATTCCACAAGCAGAGTGGATGGACAACCCTGAAGCATGGAACAAAATTAAATTTGTAGATGACACTTCTCAATTTTTGCTAGAGGTTTATGGCATAGGAAACGACCAAGACAAAACTACGCTTTATATGTTGGCGGAGCAAGTTGATCTATTCGTTAAATGCACAAAAGGCATAGCTAAGAACGGAATCGTATCTACTTTCAACAACGGACAGACCATCGGTCCTAATCCGTATATTGGCATTCGCAACAAAGCGCATACGCTCATTATTCAAACGATGAACGAATTAGGGCTAACCCCTAGAAGCCGTTTATCCGCTGGCAAAGTAGAGGAAAGTAGTCCGCTGGCTCAGTTCCTTAAAGGTCCATTGGCTCAATGAATTGGCAAGATGGCGTAACTTACGCTAGGGATGTAACTAAAGGCAATATCAATGTCAGCTACGACATACGGCTGGCTTGTCAACGCTTTATAAATCAAATGGAAAATAAGGAATGGGAATGGGTTTTTGATGACCGCTTCCCTACCCATGTCCTCAATTTTTCGGCTACTTTAGTTCATACTAAAGGTCCCGATGCTGGAAAACCAATTATCTTAGAGCCATTTCAAATATTTTTGATTTGCGCTGTTTATGGTTTCCGTAGCAAAAAAGATTTAACGAAACGAATGGTAGCAGATGTAATACTGTTCATTCCTCGTAAAGCTGGTAAGTCAACTCTAACCGCTGTAATAGCTTTATATGAGTTGTTATGCGGTGAAAGTGGTGCAGAGGTATTTACTCTAGCAACCAACAGAGAACAGGCTACGATTGTTTTTGATGCCGCCAAAGGATTTATTGAAAATATGCCAACGGAACTCGCACAACAGTTTATGGTTTCCAAATATGAAATCAAAAAGTTTGGCGATTCACAAAGTATGTTCAAGGCTTTAAGCCGTGATACCAAAAAAACAGGAGATGGTAAAAATCCATCTTGCGTAATCATTGACGAAGCGGCACAAATCGTAGATCGCAACTCCATAGAAGTATTACATTCTGGTATGGTCGCAAGGCAGAATCCGTTGCGGATATATATCACTACTGCTAGCTTTACTAAAGACACGAAGTTCTATGAGGACTTCTCAATGTTCCAATCCATGCTTCGGGGCGAGGCTACAGACAACCCTAAATGGTTTGGATTGCTATACGGATTGGACTTGGCAGACGATTGGCGAGATCCTGTAGTGTGGGCTAAAGCAAACCCCATGCACGGAATCAGCATTTTTGAAGATGCAATTCACAGCAGAGCAGAAGAAGCAAAGCACAAACCAGCCGCATTAAATGAATTCCTTTGCAAAACCCTTAACATATTTGTTAGTGCTAACTCCGCTTGGATTGATAGGGAGCATTGGGATAAACCAGAATGTAAAATATTAGAAACAAATCGCAAGCCAGAAGCCGTATTCATTGGCTTTGACTTAGCCGCCACAAGGGACTTGAACGCTGTATGCACGCTTAAACGCTATGGAGAGCTAGACTATGAGTCGGAATGGCAATTTTTCCTACCAGAAGAAGGATTCAATTTAATACCTAAACACTATCTGGACATTTTTAGAGTAGCCGTTGATTCTGGCATTTTAAAATTGACGGAAGGTAATGTCATGGATGACAGGGAAATTAGTGATTTTATAAAACAGCAATGCGAAAAGTATGACATAAAAGAGGTAGGTTACGATGCCTATAATGCGGCTAGTCTTGTTGCTCGTTTGCATGATTCTGGTATTCCTGTAAAAAAAGTTGGACAAGGTATGGCGGTATTAAACAATCCAAGTAAATATGTAGAGAAGTTGATACTTAATCAGCAAATCAAGCATGATGGCAATCCTTTTGTTGGATGGCAACTAGGTAACTGCGAAGTCTATACCGATGTTAACGGAAATATTAAAGTAAGAAAGAACGAAGCTGACAAATCTGCTAAAGTTGATGGTATCATCGCTTTAATTATTGCGGCTCATTGTAGCTTGGATAATCCTTTTGTATCGGATAGCTTTGGATTCAGAGCGTTTTGATATAAAATCGTAAAAAAATGAAGGGTTAATATGGCAATTTTAGATATATTCCGAGGCAAAAAGAGCGCAGTTAAAGAGTCTAATACTCTATTTGGACAGACCCAGCTTGGTAATAATGTTATTTATCAAGGGCAAGGTGGTCGTCAAACTGTATCGCAACAGCTTTTATATGTAACTACTTCAAGCGTTACTGCGGCTGGTCGTACTGTAGATATGTCAGTACTGGTACGCAATTCAACAGTTATGAGTTGTGTAGGTGTCAAGGCGAGAGCTTTAGCCCAGCTACCAATTAAAGTAATGTACAAAGCAGATGATGGCTCTTTTATGGATGCCACAGAATCACCTACAGTTGGCGCAAGAGATAAAGCCAAAGCAAAACAGATTAAATCTTTATTGCAAAACCCTAATAACTTTGAAAGCCAATATGAATTCTGGTATCAATGGTGTATGTGGCAAGACTTATCTGGCGAAACTTTTACGCTTTGGTGGAGAAAAGACCAAGCTGATTCTATGGGTACTCCCCTTGAAATGTATATCTTGGACAGTACTCTTATTACGACTCAGCTTACTCCTACTCGCTACCCTAGTTATCGTCTTAGCACTCCTAGTTATGGATTTAACAAGGATGAACTTCTCGCCAGCCACCAAGTTATGCACATCAAGGAAGCCGCATGGCAAGGAGCCGCTGGTTTCAACAAAGGTATCCTCGCAACAGAATTGGTTGCATTAGATCAAGATATTGATTTGTATGCCAACTTCATTATGCAAAATGGCGCAAAGCCTAGTGGTATGTTCGTAACTGATCAGGTGATCCCAAACAACAAGTATGAGGAAGTAGCCGCAAGAATTAAAGAAGCATGGTCAAGTATGACAGGAAGCAAGACTACAGACCTATCGAAGCCCGGACAGGGAATGCTCTTAGATCAAGGGATGAAGTATCAACCCCTACAGATGCTAACCTTGCAAGATGCTGATTGTGCCGCATTAAAAGAGCAAACAATCAAACGCTTATGCGCTTTATTTGGTGTGCCGCCTCAAATGCTTGGTCTAGAAATGGGCAAATTTAATAATACTCAGACTTTATTAGACGAGTTTTATAAAACCACTATGTATCCAATGATTATCAATATTGAGCAAAAATTGAATAGCCATTTATTAAAAGGTTATCCAAATTTATGTATTCGTTTTGATACAAAGGATTTTCTGAAAGGTGCGGCATTAGATCAAATGAATTTCGTTAGTTCTGCCGTAACAAATGGCATTATGACACCTAATGAGGCTAGGGAATATTTGAATATTGGGAAAATGGATGGAGCAGACGAGTTAATCAAAAAAGCTCAACCAGCAGACCCAATCTCTGGAAGTTCACCGCAAGATACTGGTGGCGGTGGCGGAAATCAAAAAAATAAAATGAATATTGGGAAATAATGGATATAATGTCTAAAATTCTGGATTACTTATCTTCACAAGTTAAGATAGGTAATGTTACACTACCAAAAAAAGAGATAGATTTCCCCAAAATACAAGATAACAATCAGGCTATTCACAACGGGGCAATAAATGAAAAATCTACTTCTGTTTTGCGAAGCGCAAGTAAAACTAGGTCAGTCGGCAGACGAAGCGGCTAGTCCTACTGGAAAAATCGAAGCAAGAGCTACTACTTGGGGCGCAAGAGAAGGCGCAGATGGTCGTAAGTTCAACTACAAGCCAGAAGGCTTTGCACAATGGGCTGATGAATTCAATTCAGGCGGTAAGCCTATGCCAATGTTCCTTAATCATAATGATATGGGTATGCCAGTTGGTCAATGGGATGAAGTCGCATTTGACGAAGATGGCATGACTGCTAAAGGTCGTTTGTTTACAGAAACTTCTGCTGGTGCAGATGTATATACAGTATTAAAAGAATCTCCTATGTTATTCGGTGGAGTTTCTGTTGGCGCATACGCTGACGAAGCACAAATGGTAGATGAGGATGGTGCGCCAGTTAATGACGAGGTCGCAGATGCTTATTTTCAAATTACTAAAGGTGGATTGCGTGAAATTAGCGTAGTAATGTACCCTAATAACCCACAAGCAGAAGTAATGAAATTAGAATACTTTGATGCTGATGGTCATGCCAACCCACGAAATATCGAAAAGGCTTTGCGTGATGCAGGGCTTTCCCGAAAAGATGCGACCACCGCATCTTCAATCCTTAAGAAAGTTTTGGAACAGCGTGATGCAGAACCAAAAGTAACTGAGGTAGCCCCACAACAAGGTGAGCTTGAAGCGGTGGTAAATGAAGCCGATGAGATTCTTAAAGCCCTAGAGGAAAGAGAATTTTTGAAGGTATTATCTAATCGCATTAAATAAGGAAAACTAAAATGTCCGAAAAAATCATTGAAAAGCTAGATGCAATCGAAGCAAATACAGTTGCTAAGATTGAAGAAGGCAAAATCGAAACAGCAAAAAAAGTTGAAGAAGTTGTTGCATCTTTTGAAGAAAAAGTTGCCGCTTTAGAAGCTAAAGTTGCTTCTGTACAAGCTCCAGCTACCATCAAGACATACAAGTCTATTGGTTCTGAAGTTAACCGCATGATCAAAGAGCAGTTGAAATCTTTTGTTGCTGGCGAAGCCAAAGTACAAAAAGAAATCAAAATGTTTGAAGATGCTGGTCAGTATGATGCTTTCTACAAAGAAGCCTCTGCATTGACAGGCTCTGGTGCTGGTATCGGTGGTCGTACTGCTTATGACCCAGTATTCGTTCCATTGCGTTTGCTAAATCCTATGCGTGGTGTTGCTCGTACTGTTGCTACTGATGGTTCTACTTATCAGTTCCGTGCAAAAGTTGGTGATGCTGGTGCGGCATGGGGATATGCAATTCAAAACAACGGCTCTGCTACTACTGAGAACACAAACATCTGGCAATTAACTTTGCAAGACTTGAATGTACAGTTCCCAATCCGTACAGCCGCTTTGGATGATATCGATGGTTTGGAAGGTAATGTTGTAAGCGATATGCTTGCTGAATTCAGCCAAGCTGAAGCTCTTTCCATGATCCAGAATAACGACCAAGGCGCAACATCATTGCCTTATGGTGGCTCTAATGGTCTGCGTGGTTTGAATCAATATGCTGGTGCTAATGCATCTTATACTGGTGGCACTACTTCTGTAGCCGCTTTTGGTACATCTGGTACTGGTTCTACTTCTGGTTTGCATAGCCTTGCTACTTATGACCAAACAACAACCAATGCCGCTTCTGTAACTGTAAACAATGTGACTTACAAAGATGTAGTTAATTTCATCTATGCTCTGCCACAACAATATTGGACAGATTCTGCTAAGTTTGTAGTTTCTCCAATCATGCTTCAAGCTATTCGTGGTTTGGTTGACTCACAAGGTCGCCCAATTTATATCGATGGTTTAAGCCGTACAGATGGTATCGTTGGTTCATTGCTTGGCTTTGATGTAGTTGTTAACAAGTATTTGTCTAGCCCCAATTCATCTTCAGCTACTGCTGGTACAACTAGCTTGTATCCTATGTACTTTGGTGATTGGCAGAAAGCATTTACTATCGTTGATCGTTTGAATATGATTCTCCGTCGCTATGACCAAACACAGCCCGGATATATCAACTTCTTTGGCGAAAAGCGTTTAGCAACTAGCGTTGTCGATCCAAATGCTTTAGTTCGTTATCGTTCTACTGCTCCTGCAACCAAATAGGATGGGGAGGTGAAAAGCCTCCCCTTTCTAAATTTTTATTTTTTGGAATATATATGAA